CTGTCCTTTCATAGACAGTCTTACCATCAATAATGGACCCTTTAATATAAGGATAAGGACCATATAGAGCCTCATCATCATAGTTGACACTGATGTTAGTCATGTCAAGATTGGCAGGGAAATTAAAGTCTTTACTCTTTAGTTCTCGGACTTCAGGCGACCAATTTTTTGCTCCAAGAAATAAAGGGATGTCTTCATGTTGCCAATTAAGCGAAGCATAGATCGCGGAGCGCCTTGATCCCCCTTGCATGACATTTCGGCCAATTTCATTAACTGCTGACATGAGTGGTAGTGGGCCGGAAGCCACACCTCCAGTCCGCGATAAAGTTCTTCCCGCGGGCCGCAGTCTTGAGTAGTCAATTCCAATTCCTCCACCAGTCATAAGGCAAGACATAGCTCGCCACGTTACGTTTGCCCATTCTTCTCGTGTATCTTCTTCTGCTCGGAGAAGGTAGCAGTTATTGAAAAACTTCGCAGTCCGACCTGCGTAATAGAGATACCGTCCACCCGGAACAAACTTGAATTCTTTAATGTACTGAGCAAGCTGTTTACAATCTCCGGGAGAGAGGAGTGGTCGATCTGTTCCCCATCGAGTACCACAGACATCTTCAACAAGCCGGTCTGCGAGGGCGTCCCAAGTGTCGCTTGGTCCTTGAGCATACTTGAATTTAAAGACATTCTGTGCTAGTGAGTTTTTAAAGCGATTAATTTCCATTGGTTTTCTTTTTAAATTCTTTGATTTGATCTTGCCATTCTTTTTTAATCTGTTTGTACAGAATCCCTTTTTTTGAAAGACGCTTGTCTTTCGGATCTTTGGGTAGATCTTTTTTGAGAGTCATAAAATTACTTGATGTTATTACGAGCGTAGAACAGCGATCGATCCCCAAAAAGATAAAACCCAATACAAGCAGCAAAATTAGTTACAGAATCTGTTACAGGCATTCCTGCTAATTGCATAACACCCCAAGTTCCTAGTACAATTGCTGCTGCTCCGGGGCGCATCAAACGTATGATAGCTTCTACCCACAAATACGTAGGATTTGTACCTCCAGCATCATTAATAGCTTTAAAAAGATTAAGATCTAGTTCTTTAATTTTTACATAATCGTCAATATTAGTAGGCTTAAATGTTTCAGGAGCAAGCCACCGTTGAATAGCAGCCTTACCTCCTTCAACAACAAGGGGACCAAGGGCGGCAATTAAAGTAAGAGGATCAAACACCGTTGTTACCTTTCAAACATTTGTGCATCACATCATCAAACAGATCTTCTGGAGAAAGATTAGAGTGGTAAGAAATTACAGCTTGTACCTCCACTTCTGCTTTCTCATTCTTTGCCATGTAGGCATACTCGGGACGGTTTAAAACATATTTTACAGCATCTTGCACTTCCAGCCAAGTTACTCCGGCATATTTAGCCGTGACAATATCCTTGGAGAACAGTGCTTTGTTTTGACATTCTCGGGTACGGTCATTGGCATTAGCGTATGTCGCCAGAGCCAGAAAGGACACCGCGAGCAGCCCGCGAAGATAGTTTTTCATAGTTTTCTGTTAGAATAGTTTCACTATTAAGATTAAGTTCATCACAAATACGAGCAAGGTACCAGAACACATCCCCGATTTCTGCTTTTACTGCTTCGATATCCCACGAGTTATCTCGTAGTCGCTTTTTAACTTTTCCGGCAACTTCTCCGGCTTCGGAGCACAGACCGAGAGCCAGATATTCAACAGCATTGTCCGGAGGATAGATAGCTGTCTGGCGAGTCCAAAATTGGTAGTCACTTAAGTTCACGCTTTAGTCTTTCAATGTAAATACAACCGTCCATAAGTTCTTCTTGTAGGTGTGTAAGCCATTCTTCCACAGAAAGATCTTTTCTCTCCGTGGTTACTCCGTACTTACGCAACCCACAGTCAGCGCGCTGTAGTATGCGCTCAACTACTGCTTCTACGTTTTTATCCATTATTTTTCTAGCATAGACAAAGCATAACGTTTAATTTCTTCTGAATAGGAAGAGGGTAAACTAGATCCAATACCATGCACTGGACTGTATTCAGGTAGAATTTGTCTTGCTTTTCTTTCTAAATCATCATAAGTAAAATCAGAAAGAATTGGCTCAGCAAGAACGTAATATAAATACCTATGTGCAAGCACTTGTTTTTCTAAATCATCCATATTTTTTCCGTAGATAGGCCATACTAATTGGCATCTCGTCGAAGCTGCCGTCATTCACGTCGTTCAGCATCCAAACACCATGCCATACTTCATTTGTTTGAGGATTAAGATAATCTTCATCGTGTTGATAGAACGATCCTGAAATAATTGCTGTCATGTACTTACCATCAGCACGTTGAGCATAGGCAATGTCTCTTCCTTGTTGGTGTCCCATGATGCACGACATGTGCTTCTTGCCTAGGATTTGCCTAGCAGATATACAAGCACGCCCAAGCTGACCAGAAGTGAAGTAATGGGAATAACAAACACCATTAACGACCACAGGTTTAAGGAACGGAGATACTTCCCAATCTCCATACGGGAGGTCTTTAACAGAAATGAGTCCATCCAGCTTGCGATCTGAGTTGATAGCTCTCGGAATACGTTGTTCATGGTTTCCTAAAGTAAGGATAAAACGTGGTTTATAAATTCGTTCTTTGTTACGCCGTTGCTGCTGCTGAAGCTCTCTAATAGGAGAAAGGAACAGTTGCATAGCGGTGTGAGCAGCATCCAGATCGGCCTTGTATGATCGACCTTCAAAGCTTTTCTTGCCCACATCATAAGAAGAAAGGGACTCCATATCAGCGAAGTCCCCTATACAGATAATAACATCTGGTTGCTTCTCTGCAACATACCTTCCTGCCCATGTCAAGTGGTCCAGAGGAACTCCGGGTTTTGCTTGAACATCAGGTAGGAGAAAATGTTTCATTTAGTGGGTAGTATTAGGATTATGTACGGGGTGCATAAAGGATACATTGTCATCTACTTCTTCATCAGTAACTACAGGTTCTCCACTGGCTTCTTGCTGTGCTAGTTGAGATTCAAGGTACATGTGGAACAGTGATTCTTGAAGAACTCTAAAATCATTCTCGATTTGTTGGTAAGACTCAAAGAATTCTTTCGATACTTCTAGTTCTGCATCAGTAAGGTTTTGCATCTCTTCATCAAGAAAGAAGAGAGGAGTGCGTTCTAGCACAAGAAACAGCTTTTTAGTCATTATTATTCTCCAGCCATTGTGGGGGTATTTCTCCACGAGTTTCCTGCCAGCACGCTGCTTCAAACCCGTTTTTTTCTGCCCAATCTAAATACGTCATCTTAGAACCCCTGCGTAACTTATTACTACCTCGTTGAAAGAGGATGTAAATAATTACGTCGGGGTTTTGCTTTTTGACGAGAAGCATTTTTTCAATAGTTTCTCGATCTAGCTTGCCTTTTGTTTCAATATACACACCGGGCCGAATTGTCCAGTCAGGGTTGTACGTGCGTTTCTTGGCAGGAACGACATAAGTTAGCTTGTCAGTTTCATATCCTAACTCTGGATATTTCTTGGATACTTGCTCTTCAAATTTGGATCGCAAGAGATTTCCAATTCTTGTCCGGCTCTTTTAGAAGCCAGAGGCAGTCTGCATTATCGTGAAACATATCAGCCCGTTCGTGGTGGTTATATAGATCCCACACAAAGCGCAGGTTTTCCATCCAATCATCCTCCTGTTCAATAGTATCTTTAATATATTGGTGCTTCTTCACATATTCTTTTCTCATGATTCCATCAAATCCTGTGATGTTATCTGAGCGATCCCCAAGAACTAACTGATGAATAAACCATTTCTTCGCTTGGTCTTCTGTTACTTCGTAGAACTCTTTTTTCCGACAGTTGTAGTGAAGGCCCGGAAACTGATCAAGATCCTTATCAACATGTACAATAAGGCACGTAGCACTAGGATCGCGGAAAACTTCAATTCCGATATCATCGTCAGCTTCTTGGTTTTTTGACCATGTTGCTTTGTATTCATTTTCTAGAAACCGTTTACACGCTGTTAGGTGCTTAGGTCGCTCTTTCCCCTCTCGATTAGCTTTATACCAACTATAATTAGTCTTTCTAAAGTTGTCTACCCCAGAAAGATAGAACAGAGTTGTTTCACATTCAGGAAGAGCAAACAAAAGATCAGTTACACTAGAGTGTAATGTGTCAAGACAAATATTTTTAGATTCTTCTTCACACACTGCTGCTACAGCATAACAAATCGTGTCAGCGTCAATCAGGGCTTTAATAGCGCCTCCGTTGAGTAAGGAAAATGATTTACAAGGCTGTACTTAATCCCGTGGGCAACAAGTCTGGTTTCATATTGACTGTGAGGATCAGTACGCAGCTTGACTACCCGAGCAAATGCAGCAAGAGAACCACTCCAAATCCACTCAGTCATGGTGTTTTGTGGAAGAACCATTCGAGCTTGTTCAGCGCATGTGCCCATATCAAGAAGATAATTGTACAGATTAAGATTTGCTGTAATTGTTTGTTCTATATACAGCGGATCATTGTCATCTAGTTGTACAGGGGTGTGAGAACTTCCTTGTTTTACATTCTCTGCTTTAGCTCTCCAAGTATCCGGAAAATAAAACTCAGGTTCATCATCTACGTACCGACGACTCACTTCGTTCCACGCAAGGCCTACCGTGTGCTTTTGCAGTTGTCGAGCTACAAAGATAGGTGCTTTGATTCGGAACTTAAGATAACAGTGTGAGAATGGACTCCAGTGGTTGTGCTCGGCAATGTACTTAATCAGCTTTTGATCTTGCTCAGATAGCTTCTTTAAATAAGCATTGTCATCTTCAAACTCTAAATTCCATCCTTCGGGAATGTCAAAAACATCTTCACAGTCTTGTGTTTCCCATTTACTGGTTTTAGCAAACGACACTCGGGCAGCATTACAAACATCTAAATCTGTTCCCATGTGATCTAGGTACTCAACTGTTATTGGGGCTGTCTTCATAAAAATCCTTGTGGAGCGAGTAGAGAGAATCGAACTCTTCTCTGCGCAGCTTGGAAGGCTGGCGACACACCTTGTGCTTACCCGCTCGTTTTACTTAAAAATCGATATCGTCGTCAGTAAATTCTGACGCTTTAGTTGCTTGTGCTGGTTCTTCAATAGCTGTGTCAAACACATAAGCTTCGTACAGTCGAGCAACTTCAATTACTTTCTTAGGATCAAGAGCAGTCTTGGAGCCTACTGCTAGTGTCTCTACGGCGTTAGAGAGAGAACTTTGTCGTACGATATACACTTGCTTCTTGGCACGCTCTTCTGAGGTCTCAAACCGATTCTCACCACCACTGGAAGCACGACTAGCCGGGGAGGGAGCAGCAGCCGTAGAAGAAGCAGCCTGACCATCTGTAACACGGGGATCAACCCAATCCCAATAACCAGCATCGTTCTTTACTGTTTGTACTTCGTAGTATTGGCCAGTAGTTGCTTCAGAGAGAATAGAAACAGTGTTTTGGCCGGGACCAAAGGGGTTGATGGTCTTGGTTTCAATTTTACCTTCCCGATTCTTATATACAACAGTCAGGGCTTTGTACGTCTTACCATTCTTGGCAGTTTTGAGTTCGGCATCAATTGAAACAATCTTAATTAGCATTTTGTAAAATTTCCTTTGTAATATCTTGCATGTCTTTATAATTATACCCTATTGTTACCTCTCCTGTCAAGGGGAGATCAAAATTTACCATGAACAGCTCAGAGAAACGCTTAGGAGTATCTTGAATAGCTTTCAAGATCAGGGAGCCGACGAGCTTAGCTTCGCTATCAGGAGCATCGTACACAATGGAATCATGTACAGTGCTAACAGCAATAGCTCGAAGCCTAGCTTCTTTGATACTTCGCCAAGCCAGTTGCCTAGCAATTGAAACCAAGTCTGCACCCGTTCCTTGTACTGGATAATTGAGAATTTCAGTTCGAGGCCACTCCATTCCGTTAAAACTACGTTTTTGTTCAAACTCAAACACACGCCCAGTGGGCATAACAAGCCGGCCTGTTTCTACTACTTCTTTGAAGATGGTGGTGTGCCACTGCTTCCATCCTCCATATTTTTCGTAGAAAGCATCAATGGCATTTTGCCAGAACTGTTGAGAACCTCGGACAGATTCAAAATCAGGATCGTTTGCATACGCATAAGCTGAACCCCCATAAATAAGACGGAAGACAAACACCTTGGCAATAAGTCTTGAGGGTAGGCCAAACTTTGCTTGGTTGTCTGTGTGCTGATCTGCTCCACTTCTAATCTCCTCATAAGCAGTTTTGTCTTTTGCTAACCATGTTCCGGTTACCCATTCTAAAGCACGGACATCAACATTTACTAGCATTTTAGAACCTTGTTATAAAGCAATGCTTCATTTCAGGAGGCACATTTTGTTGATTCGGTTTATCAGAAGATAGACGGCCTGTTGCTACTTTGCACTGGTTGAGGCTTGAGTGAATCAAGTCGTGTTCCCATCCATACGCTTCTAGTTTGTTAGGCCACCCTTTAAAGTAAGTGCCAGAAAGCTTTTCTAGTTTTTGTCGTTCAAGAAGCAAAGTAATAAGTTTCTTGACCGGGCCTCGGCACTTAAGAGACTTTAAAGCTTTGTCATTTGTTGCGTAGTACCCTTGTTTAGCAAGCTCACTTTTTGGTAGTGGATCAACCAGTCTAGGTAACTCATGCCGAAACTCTGTTTGCTTGTACTTGACTTGTCCAATTCGTGCTCCTGTTTTAAATACTCCAATTGCAACTGGCACGGTGTCAATGATAGTCCCACCGTACAACATTACCGACTTGTGATCGTTTGAGTTAAGGTTAATTGGAACATCTCGAAAGTGAGGAAACAGAGATCTAATCTGTTTTTCTTTTTCCTCAATTTTTTCACGGGTTTCTTGATCAGCTTTTGAACAAGCAGCTACATCAAGAAGCATGCCGTTGTACTCCATTTCCAACAATGCTTTTTGATCTTCTTGTTGAACTCGGAACAGAGTGAACTTTTTATCATCACTCATACGTTCAGAATACTGTTTCAAGAAACACTGTTCAGTAACACTTAAATCTTGGTTGTTGTAAGCAACTAGTTCATCTTTAGGTATGTCCCAAGTGTTAATTCCTTTATTCCAGTAGTTAGTTTTAATATAGTCGAATTTCTGTTCTAGTCCGTAGAAGTAAGCCACACCATCAAGACTAGGGTAGGCTACTTTTTGGTTGGTGTGTAGAAAATGATACAACTGTACATCCCAAAGACGTTTATTATACCACGTCTCAGGAGGGATGTCAATACGTAGTAGCCACCCAAGGTCAAACTTCAGATTGAACCCAACGATTATGTCGTGTTCCGCGAAAAGATCCGCAATACGAGACTTATCAAAATCTCCATACATGCTAATATAGCCATGACGG